TCAAAAAACGAACGATAGAAAACGAAACTATCCGACAATAAAGCATCCCCCCTATTCGCTTTCCATGTTCAGAAGAATTTGCCTTGCTTCGTAATAAAGCACATCCCAGATCAGTTGACCGCTTGTGCGGCGATTGCACATGAGAATCTGACAATCGTAACGAGAGAGCCAGGATAGAATGGAGCCGACCAGAGATTTGGAGCGCATCCGGGATTTGTAGATGCCTTGATAGATGTTCTCCCAATTGCCGCCCTCGATCAGAAGGTACATCTTGACTCCGTTTGCCCTTGCCCTGTCAAACTCACGCTCAAAGCGTTTCCTTTGCTGACAGTAGCAGTTGCACAGCTCGTCAATGTTCATTTTGCGCTCGATGGCAACCGGCAAATTGAACCAGTTGCCACCGATCAGAACCTTGCCAGAGTAATCGCCGCTGTTCAGTGTCGCACGTTCGTAGCGTGGGAACTTGGCCAGCCGCATTTCAAGTTGCGGTGTCGGCTGTTCCCTTGTGTCAACGATTGCGGTCAGTGTCTTGAGTGCTTCTTCGACCTCAAGCGGATGCATCAGAACGGAAGGTCATCGTCATCGGCTGCCGTAGGAGTGGATGCGGTCGGCTCGGCCTTGCGCTTCAGCTCTCTCCGTTTCTTGATGCGGAACTTCCCTTCTCTTGTGCTGTCAACATCGGTGCAAGAATAGGCTTCTGTGCTGATGCCAGATCTGCCCTCGATCTCCCACTCAAACTCACGGAACAGGATGCCGAGAGCCTTGCCCTTGAGCTTGGTTTCGTCCCAGTCCCAGACGTAGCCGGGATTGCTGTCCTGAAGACAGGCCGCAAGGTTCTTGATGTCGTTCTGCCGCCAAGTGTCTTGTTGTGATCCGTCATCAGTCGGGAGCGTAATTCTCCACGTTCCTCTCCACTTCTTGCGGTCTTCAGGCTGAGAGCTATAGTCAGTCTTGAAGAAATCCTTGTATTCGCCCTCGGTGATGTCAAAGGACAGGATCAGCTTTGCGCCCCAGTCATAAGACTGGACTTCACCCTTGAGGATCTTGCAGACATAGCCCCCGGCAGGAAGGATCTCCCGGCCACCGCTCACGCTCTTCTTTGCTTCAAAGTTGTTAAATCTTGGGATCATTTTTCTTTCTCCTTCTTGATTAATAATTATTCATTTTCTGCATTTTCGATGATTTCGCCAGTCGTATCGTCAATTTGACGGAGTGGGCAACTATCTCCAACGTATTTGTCCGGGAAGGAACAAATCTCATAGTTCAGGCCGCACCGATGGGATGCATCCCGGTAAAAGTAGCAGTTGCGGCAATTGACATGAGCGTTCCCCCGGTCATCAATCGGGAAGTACACATCAACAACAGCCTGAGAGTGGATGTAGGATTGGATGCCTGTTTCAAATGATGCCACAGCCGTCACCATCCTCTGCAAACAGACTGCTTTGATTAATCTGGTTCTCATCCTCGGCGGTCTGTAGGTTTTTGATTGATACGTTGTAATAGCTTTCTTTAAGCTCGACCCCGACATACTTTCTGCCCATAATCAGAGCTTTGTATCCTGTTGAAGCGATGCCGTTGAACGGATCGAGAACAATGTCACCGGGATTGCTCCAAAGCTCGATGCCCCGCTCAATGACTGGGAGTTGTAACGGGCAGATATGCCGCTCGTCTGCGTCCTCTCTGGCAATCTTGCCGTTGAGCGTGTCGCTCTGGTTGATATCCCACCAAACAGGCGAGGAATATTCATCCCACACAGGACTCGCCACTTGTTGCCATTTGCTGACGGGATAGCTTTCGTTGGTATGCGTCACCCGCTCAGGGTTGTCTCCTGGCTTTCGGAACGTGACAAGATAATCAGGGATGCCTTGACGGCTCATGCAAGAGTCTTTCTTGATCTGCTTATGGAGAAGCCCCAGAGCTTTCGTTCTCTGCATCGCCGTGACGGGATTTTTCCAGATACAGACCTCGGAGTGGTAGATGAAGCCAAGCGACTGCATCCAGCGGATAACATCGCCACGGAAATCCTTGATGCCGATATAGCCGTCTTTCTCTTTGCTTGTCGGCAGGTTCATACAATGGATTGAGACATTCCGACCGGGCATCATGCACCGATACCACTCTCGCCCAAGAAATTGATACTGCTCGGCGAACTCTTCATACGTTTTGCTGTTTCCCATGTCTCTATCGCTGTTTGAGTAAGTGTATAGACTCGCAAAGGGAATGGAAGTGATAGAATAATGAATGCTGTTGTCCGGGATGCCTTGCAGGACTTCAACTGAGTCGCCGTGATAGAGCACCCAATTTTTCCCGCTTGCTTGATTTAATACTTTCATGCGCTCACCAACCAATCTGGGATAGTCATTTCAATCTGCGGATTATATGGGATTGATATTCTGACTGTTCCCCGTATTTCTTCTTCTAATATTTCCTTGGTATGTTGTACCATCTCAGCGACCATCAAAGCCGCCTGTTTTTCCTTGCGGTCGATATTGTCCTTGACCGCTCCCTCGGCCTCGCTTATGATGATGTAAACATTGACGGGCTGTTTCTGCCCGAACCGCCAGCAACGGCGAATTGCTTGATACATCATCTCAAAGCTATCAGACAATCCCACAAAGATCATATTGTGGCAGTTCTGCCAGTTCAGACCAAAAGCGGCGATTGACGGCTTGACAATCAACCTTTTCGCTTCTCCAATTGTAAAGCGGTTCAGCCTGTCGGCTTTGACTTCAATATCGTCAGATCCTCTGACCTCGATGTTATTCGGGATAATTCGCTTCAACTCGTCTGCTTCGGCATTTAGGTCACACCATATCAGCCATTGAGCATCTGGCTCGGTTTCAATCAGGTCAAGAGCCGCTCGGCATCTGTCTTCAAGACTATTCCGTCTTGCGTTGCGGCGTTCGTTCAAGGCCTGGGCGACTTCTGCAAAGAATGAGTAGTTGTCATTGACAATGTTCTCATCATAACTGATTGTAATTTGCTCCGTCCTCAGCTCTGGTAAGTCAAAGCCCGTGTTATCGTATCCAAGATCCCCCGGCTTTGTCAGTACAACCGCCCACGTTGCAAGCCATTCCCAAAACCGATCTTGAGCGTGACCCTTAAGCCGCCATTTTGAAGTATCAGCCCCATCATGAATAAAATACGTTGCAAGCATCTCGGTTCTGCTCATAACCCCGCAAAACTCCGATTGATTGCCCAGCTCCATAAAGTCATTCGGAGCCGGTGTCGCCGTGCATGAGAGCTTGTAGGGAGTGTTTCGGAACTTCTCTATGATTTCCGTTCTCATCTTGCCAGAGTAGTTTTTGAGGATTGAGCTTTCATCAAGAACAACGCCACAGAACTCAGCCGCATCGAAATGGTCAAGCATCTCATAATTCGTGACATTGATGCCTGGTCTAACGTGCTTCTGATCCCGCACGACAGTCACCGCAAAGCCGAATTTTTCACCCTCTCGCTTGGTTTGTTCTGCGACCGACAGCGGGCAGACAATCAGAACGGGCTTCTGACAATGCTCTGAAACGCTTCTCGACCACTCCAAGCTCTGGATGGTCTTTCCTAAACCGCAATCCTCAAACAACGCACAGCGGCCTTTTTTCAACGCCCAAAAGACGATATCCTTTTGCCATTCGAACATCGATGCACACATCTGCTCTTTCGGCTTCTCAAAACCTGAACTGATAGCCACTTGCTTTTTGGTTTCAAGAAAAGCGTGGTATTCTTTCAAATCCGTCATCACAACCCCCAATATTCACGGATCTTATTCGTCACCATCTTCAAATCATTATCAATCTGAAGCTCAAAAAGTCCTTCAGGCGATTTGCTTATGTCGGCTCCGTCCGATTGTGTGCGGAAGAAATACTTTGTTGTCCCCTCTTTCATCGCTCTCAGGCAGATCGTGACCATGCCCTCAACACAGACTTTCTGATCGAGGAGCTTGCCGATTGTCTTGAGCTTCGTATCGCCGTAATCGCTTGTTTCCTCATGCATGATAAGATAGACAATGACATCATCTGGCAATTCTTCCTTGATGAACATAATCAAGCCGTATGCGTCATCGGCGATGTTGTTGTAAAGATCAAACTGTGAACCGCCTTGCTTCTTTGTGTGTTCAGCCATGAACCGAGCCGTCTGCTGATATCCGAAATCGTCAATGACAGCGGTTTTTGTCGGCATCTTTTTCAAAGCGTTCTTGACCTTCTCAACATTGGCGGTCTTGTATTCGTACTTGAATTTTTTCTGAAACGGGAGCCGCTTGTTGACTGTGTTGACGAACAGGATCTCGTCCTCGCCAAACTCTTTCAGAGAGCGACTTTTGCCCGTGCCAGATTTGCCGTAGATAATTACACATTCACCCATTTCATTCTCCTTTCCGCTTTCCAAGATAATCAAAATCATAATCTCTGACTTCCTGATCAGTGAGCCGCCTGGAATAAATCAGGATATCCCAATAATCACCGAGCGGATCATCTTCCCGATCAAGAAAGCCGTCTTTTGGCTGTGCGCCGGGTGAGAAGCCCCGGAGCCGCATTCCGTACACATATCGCTTTGTCATTCCGCCACCTCTCGTTCCATATGGCACGAATAGCAGTGCCGCCATCTTTTTGTCCCGCCCGTCCTGATCTCCGACAGAGTGCCGCCGCACAATGGGCAAGGGATCGGACGCCACAGCTCCCGGTCAATCGCCATGCAGTATGGGCAAAATCGTTTGTCTGCGCCGCAGTTTCCGCATGATTTGTAGCTCATCCCGTCACCTCTGTTCTCAGCCAGTCGAGCCAGCATTGCTCACACGACTCTTGGCAATCATGCGCTCCAAAGTTTGGACAGAAGACGGTTTTTCTCTCACAATACTTCGCCATCCACTCAGCCATCTCCTCATCCGTCATGCTCCTGATGCTGTCTGCGTTGGTCAACGCTTTCAACGTGTTGGGAGCATTGGATTGCGTTGGCTCTGCCGGGATGATGGTCATCTTTGTTCCGCACCACGGGCAATAGAGGTAGCCGCAAAACCTCTTTTCTTTGTTGCGTCCTCGTGCTTTTCCGTGAACGAAATAAGCCTTTTTCCCACACTCGGAACAAGTAAACATAATTGAACAAGGTCTACCATCATCAAGCCATTTAGCCATCTTCTTCCTCGCTTTCTATGATTGCCGGAGCGTCCTCGATTGCCTCACAGATGTTTGCGGCATCCGATGACAGTTTGCACCAACCATGTTCACCGTTGGGGCAATCATAACAATCTATTGCCATGCCGCAAGTTTTCATCAGCGCATCTCTGTCAATCAGATCCCCATGCGGTGGGAGTTCGATGAGTGGGCAATTACATGGCTTGCTGTCATCCACATCACCCTCCGGGTACACATACCATGTCCAATGCTCGTCATCGTCAAGCCATTTACTTGCCGCATGGCATAAACCGTCCATTTTGTCACCCTCTAACATCGGGCAGTCCGAACAACTCTTCGGCATCTTCATGCCAGTAATAAAAACGCTCATGTTTCAGCCTCCGCTGGCGGTAGCTGGCCATCGCCGGCACTTGCAGTGTGTTTCTTCCTGTAAACACTCCAGTCAATCGGAGCGCCGCATGATTTGCACTGTTTATCTCTCAGCGCAATTACCTTGCCGCACTGACCGCAATAACGGTTTGTTCGCCTCGGCCTGATAATGATAATCGGCGCTGCCGCTTTCTTCTCATCACTCATCAGTACTTCATCTCCGGAAGGAATTCATACCGCCGCTCAAATGGCCTGAACTCCGTTTCGTTGCTGATCGGCTTCACCCTCGCATCGAACATCGCCCGGTAATAATCGGTTTCGTCTGTCTTCTCTAACGCTTCGTGAAACTGGTCATAGACCTTGCCCCACTCAGCCACGAAAGCGGCGATCCTGTCCTTGCCCCATCCGAGATTATTCAAGGCAATACAGGCTGTGTCTGTAGCGTACTGGAGCCAAGTTATTTTCGTGGCTCCGCACATCGACTGTGTGAAACTGTTCTGCTTCATCATCAATGCGCTTTTCTTTCTGCTCAAAACTCCCAGTCCCCCTCTTTTGGCTTTTTCTCTGGCCGGTGAACCTTCTCCCATGCCCGGAGATGCCCCCATGAGCAAAAGTAGTATTTCTTTGTTCCCAATCCCCCGGCGTTGAGAACGTAGCCCCATTTACGATCACGCACCCAAAACGGCTGACCGCAAACCTTGCACCGCTTCATCACGCCGATTGACCATCCGTCTTCTGCGCTGTGTGTCCGGGTTTTCATTCGCTCACCTCTTCGAGGAGCTTGGCAAGTGGGCAGTGTTCGCAAACCTTGTCGAGCATTGCTTGATCCCGGAAGTTAAACGGAAAGGCGCACAGATCACAGGCAAGCTCCATGATTTTTTCTTTCAGTTCCTCGCTCATTTCCCCACACTCCATGAATGCGTCTTGCTTGAGAACTCAAACGTATCTCTGAGCGTGATTTCGGACGGCGTCCAGTTCATGAATACAAAGTCAGGACTGCAAGGCCGAATGCCGCCGTACCAGATGTCAAGCTCGCCAAGAGCCAGGTTAAACAGATCATCAAGCACAGGATTGCTGTCGGAGTAGCCCATCCATTGCCGATCCTGAGCGACCACTTCAGCAACTGTGCCGGGGTAACCCTTGTTGTCAACACGGTTCAGAACGCACCAGACAAGCGTCCGAAGGTCGTTTTCGTTGTTGCCCTTGACTCCGTACAAGACTTTTGCAATCGCCTTTGCGTCCTCACGCATGGCAGCGGCTTTGCTGTCTGTTCCTGTGACGATCCGCTTGCCCATCTCAGCGTCTTTGTATGCTTGCAGTTCTTCGGCATATTTGACCGCCATTTCTTGTTCTGTGTTGCGTTTCACAACTACCCCGGTGATACAGCAGATCAGAACCGAATACACCGCCAGAGCCAAAATAAAGCCGATTGCGAAAGCGTAACGCTTCACAAATCTGTTCTTCTTCTCATCCATCTGATGACGGAACAGCGGCTTTTCCTGTTCGACAGGCTCATCAAGGATTTTCACCGCTTCAGCCGATGCCCAGATCGGGAACATTTCGTTTGCTTCTTTGTAAGTCATGTGATATACTCCTTTTACGTTCTTTCCATTCTTTTGCCGTTCATGTGGCTCCAATCACATGGGCGGCTTTTTACATCTTCTCAGCGAGAAACTCCGCAAACTCTTCTTTCTGATCAGCGAGATACTCAAGCACCCATGACGGATGATTGCGGATTTCCCACTCATAGCAATTGCGGCAGATCAAGCCGCCGATCAGATCAGCCGGGTCTTTGTCTTCGTGACAGTCGATGCACTCGCCTGTTTCAACAAGAAACTCACCGTCAGCTCCGCATTCGGGGCATCGCATCCCGGCAAAGTGTTCTGTGG